GCGCCGATTCCGTGCCAAGTCGCAGTTCACCCGGCCCTCCCCGCGAGCCCCCTTGACAGGGGGCGAAGCGGAACGGGGCCCCACCGAGACCGGCGCCAGCCGGGCGGGTGGGGAGGGGGTGGATGTCCTTCCTCCGGCGAGCTCGGGCCGCCCGACGGACCCCTCCTGAGCCGGTCGAGGGGCCGGAGTGGAGAGGGGGCGGAGGGGCCATGCCCTTGACGCTCTCCGCACCATCAGCTACGTTCGAGGAGTAGGGCCGAGGGCCCGCGGTTATCGCCCCGCTTGTGGGGCCCCTCGAGTGGCGAGACGTCGGACTCCAGGCCGGCGGTGGGTTCGACCCCCAGGTAAAGTCCGCGGACCGCACATGTCCCACGTCGCGGCGAAGCCGAAGGGCGGCACTGGCCCATAACCAGCAGCTCCGGGGGTGCAACTCCCCCTCCCGCGCCCAACCCAGACCTCCCCACGCAAGCGCCCGTCGAGACCCGAGAGGGGACCCGGGCCGAGGAGGTCGCCCCATTTCGGGGGTGAGCCGACAGGCGCCGGTTACCAACCGGTTAGGCGGGCACCCACACAGGTGCCCTGGCGGGTTCGACTCCCAACGCCACGCCGGCGCCGCACGCACGCTCGCCCCAACCATCATGACCGCCCTCGCCTGCCGCGCCTGCCGCACGGTCCTCACCGCCGAGAAGGGGTGCGCCGTCTGCCAGGCGTTCCGCAAGAACATCGTGGTGATCGGCGACCGCGAGGAGGACCGCGTTGACCTCGGAGAGGTCACGACCCTCGCCCTGGCCGCCGCGCGCGACCGCCTCGCGTTCCTCCGCTCCCTGAAGCCCGACGACAAGCGCTACTCGCCCGGCGAGATCCAGGGGCTGGTCAAGACCATCTCCATCGCCGCGGACAGCGCCCGGAAGATCCGCAAGGAGGGCGTCCTGGCGGTCAACGCCATGACCTTCCAGGAGCGGGCGGAGCTGTTCGTCGGCTGGTTCCGCGAGCTCCCGCCGGCGCACCGCGAGTACGTCTCCGAGCGCCTCGAGACGGCCGCCCAGGAGCTCCAGTGAGCGACTTCATCCTCCGGCCGGTGGTCGCCGGGGACCTGAACTTCATCTACCACCACTGGCTGCGCGGCCTCCGGGAACACGACCGGAGCGCCCTCCCGGACGACCTCTGGTTTCCGGCTCACCGCGCCGCCGTCGACCGCGTCCTCGCGGATCCGGCCACCGTCACCGCCGTGGCCGCCGCTTCGGACGACCACAACGAGATCCTGGGCTTCGCCGTCGGCCGCCCGGGGGAGATGCTCCATTGGGTCCACGTGCTGACCGTGTTTCGCGGAAAGGGGCTGCCGCTGGTCCCGGCCCTGCTGACGGAGGTGGGGTGCCCGCCGGGAACGCCGGCCGCGTGGCAGATTCCGAGCGGCCGGACGCTGCGCAACCCGCCCCGCCCCCGATCGGCCCGCAGGTTCTACGGGACCACTACCACGTCCGGTTCCTCCGCGAAGTCCAGATCCGGGTCCCCGGCGGAACCGAGATGACCCAGTACCTGTCCTGCGACGACGGAATCAAGAACCCGCGCAGCCGCCTCGGCGCCGCGGTGGTCCACGTGTCCCCCGCGGAGTACGTGGTCGTCCTGGTCGGGCGCAGCGCCACCCTCCTCCCGTGGTCGGTGGTCGAGTCCGTGGGGTGGGATGTCCAGTAGGGCCGACCGGCTCGACGCCGCGTTCGCCGGCCTGGGCGCGTCCCGGAAGCGGAACGCCGCCGCCCTGCGCACCGCCCTGGACAAGGCGGACTTCCTCGAGCGCGGGCTGCTCAAGCCCCAGGCTCGCGTCATGGAGGCCATCCGGCGCGGCGTGCGTCGCATCGCCGTCCGGTGCCCGCGCAAGGTGGGCAAGAGCTACCTGGCGATGGTCGTGGCCATCTGCGGGTGCCTCCGGGGGCGCGACAAGAATTGGGTGATCATCGGCCTGACCCGCCCGAGCATCCAGGCCATCTACTGGAAGGCGCTCCAGACCCTGAACAAGGAGCTGGAGCTCGGCTGCCACTTCCAGCACACCGCCCTGGTGATGAACTTCCCGAACGGCTCGACGCTGTCCATCACCGGCGCGGAGAACCGGGCGGAGATCGAGAAGCTGCGCGGCCCGGCCTACGACGGCGTCATCGTGGACGAGTGCAAGTCGTTCAACGCCGTCATCTTCCACGAGCTGGTGTTCGACGTCCTGGGGCCGGCGCTGAAGAAGGCCCGCGGGCCCCTGCTGATCATCGGCACCCCCGGCGAGATCCTCCAGGGGCCGTTCTACGAGGCGACCGCCACGCCGAGCCCGACGCGCAACGACGTGGCCATCAACCGGCACGCGTTCGCCAGCGGCGAGCCCGTGGAGGGCCAGCCGGAGACCGCCACCTGGGAGCTCCACACCTGGACGCAGGCGGACAACACCGCGACGCCGTGGCTGTGGGAGGAGGGGCTCCGCGAGAAGCTCGAGGCCGGCTGGTCCGACGACCACCCAACCTGGCGGCGCGAGTACCTCGGCGAGTGGGTCTCCGGCGATTCGGTCATCGTCTACCGCTACATCCCGACCCGCCACGACTACGACCCCGACGGCCCCGGCCCCTGGGGGCTCCCGCACGACGGCCCCTGGACGCTGGTGATGGGCGTCGACCTGGGCTCGAAGGACCCGAGCGCGATCGTCGTCTGGGCGCACTCCCCGAACGACCCGGCCCTCTGGGAGGTGCACTCCGAGGTTCGGCAGCACCAGAACGCCCGCCAGCTCGCCGAATGGATCGCGGAGGTCGACCGCGAGCTCGGCCAGGTACCGGAGGCCCGGGTCATCGACTCCGCCGGTCTCGGGACGATGATGGTCGACACCCTCGCGGACGAATACGGGCTGGTCCTGACCCCCGCGGAGAAGAAGGCGAAGCTCGACCACATCGCCATCTTCAACACCGACCTGGACCAGGCCCCGCCCCGGATTCGCGTCCGGCGCGGGTCGGCCCTGGGGGCGGAGATGGCGGAGAACCGCTGGCTCGAGACCTCCCTCGGCACCGAGCGCCGCAAGGAGGACCCGCGGACGCCGAACGACCTCTGCGACGCCGGGCTCTACGCGTTCCGTTTCGCGGAGCACCGCCGGTACAGGGCGCCGAAGGCCAGCCCGGGCCTCACCCAGCTCCAGGTGATCGCCGACTGGCGGAAGCGGCAGTTCGAGGAGGCGAAGGCGGAGGCCAGGAGGGAACGAGAGCGCCTCCCCCTCGGCCCGTCGGAGCGCGACTGGTGGGACGGGTGAGGTACCCGGCGCTCCCTCCTGTCGAGGGCAGCTGCCCGCGCGCCGCCGGTCGCCGTCGCACCCCGGGCCCCGACGTCCGGCCCGTTGCCTTCTCGGTAGCTCTCCCCTCCCCCTCTGTCCCCCTCCCCAAGTTGAATCCGAACCGGGTTCTGTCAAGCGTGAGATCCTCGTGAATCTTCCAAACCCGCAAGATCTGGACGCTCTCCTGGCGGTCCTCCGCGCGCGCCGCGTCGTCGGCTTCGAGGTCGCCGGAGCGGACGGCGCCCGCACGATCATCCAGCTCGCGCCCGACGCGCCCGAGCCGCCCTCGAACCTGGTCGAGCGGCTGCCGGACGTCGAGCCCGGCGGGTGGAAGCGGAGCGGTCAGTGAACCCCACGAGCTTCACCGAGGCCGCCTCCTGGTGGGAGGTCGACGAGGGCGACCCGGAGGAGGTGGCGATTCAGCTGCTGAACGCCGTTCGGGACATCCAGCATCGCCAGAGCTCGATCCTGGACGGGAACGTGCGCCACGCGCGCGAGTACGCCGGCTACACGCCGTCGGCGCTCTCCTACGACCCGACCTACCAGATCGTTCGCGAGCGGACGGAGAACACGAAGAACCTGGTCCGTTCGGTGTGCGACACCGCGACCGCCCTGATCTCCAAGGCGCGCCCGAAGCCGGCGGTGGTCACGGACGGGGCGGAGTTCTCCGTCCAGGAGCGCGCCAAGCAGCTCGACAAGTTCCTCGTGGGGGCGTACTCGCGCCAGGACCTGTACGCCGTCGCGCAGATGGCCTTCCGCGACTCGACCATCTTCGGGACCGGTGCCTGGAAGCTGATCCCGGTTCCCGGGAAGTCCCGGGTGGACGTGGAGCGCGTCATCGTCGACGACCTGATCATCGACGAGCTCGAGTGCCCGAACCGGCCGACGCCGACGAACTGGTACCACGTCATTCGGATGGACTACCGCAAGGCGATCCGCACCTGGCCCGACCACGAGGCGGCGATCCGCGCGGCGCGGGGCGTGACCCCGGGCGCGTCCGGCTGGGCGGGCGGCCGGCGGATCCGGGCCAACGAGGTGATGGTCGTGGAAGCGCACCACCTCCCCGACGAGGAGGGCGAGGCCGGGGTGCGCGTCGTGGTCTGCTCCGGCGCCGTCCTCGACCGGCAGGCCTGGCGGCACGCCTGGGCGCCCTACGTGGTCCTCTACTGGTCCCCGCCCATCTCCGGCTTCTACGGCGACGGCATCGCCTACCGCCTCCTGGGCCGGCAGATGCGCATCAACTACCTCTACCGGTGGATCGAGCGCTGCCAGCACCTGATGGCGAACCCCCGCGTCTGGCTGGACGCGGCGAACGGCCCGGTGCGCGTCCAGCTGTCCAACGAGATCGGCGAGGTGGTCTCGGTCCGCGGTCGCCCGGAGTTCCAGACCCCCCAGGCGGTCGGGCAGGAGATCTACTCCTGGCTCAACGACCTGGAGGCCAAGGGCTACGAGGAGGAGGGCATGTCGCAGGCGACCGCCGCGAACGTGCTCCCCAAGGGCCTCGAGTCGGCCCCGGCCCAGCGGGAGTACTCCTACAAGGAAACCCAGCGGTTCGCCCCGGTCAGCCAGCGCTACGAGAACGCGGTTGCCCTGGAGCACGCGTACAAGACCCTGGCCCTGTGCAAGGACATGGCCGACGCCGGCGGCGAGCCGACCGAGCGCTGGGCGGACCGGAAGCTGTTCCAGGTCATCGAGTGGGACGAGGTGGACATGGACACCACCCGCTACATGATCCGCGTGGAGGCGTCATCCCTCGAGGCCCTGAATCCCGCCGGGCGGATGCAGGCGGCCATCGAGCTGTCGCAGACCGGCTGGATCACCCCCGAGGAGGGGCGGCGCCTCCTGGGCCACCCGGACCTGCTGCGCTCCGACGAGCTCGGCAACTCCGCGATCGAGGACGCCGAGGCGGTCCTGGAGCGCCTCCTCCGCCTCGAGCCGGTGGACGTCGACGCGTACTCGGAGCTGGAGCTGGTCATGGACACCGTCCTGGCCGGGTACCGCCGCGCGAAGAACACCGGGGCCCCGCGCCGGGTCCTGGACCACCTGCGCAACTACCTCCGGGCGCTCGACGCCAAGCTGACCCCGCCCCCGACCCCGGGAGCCGGAGCTCCGCCGATCGACCCGGTCACCGGACAGCCGATGGTCGTCCCCCCGGACGGCGGACTCGGCGGTGGGCTGGTTCCCGGCATCTCCGCCGCGGCGGCCCAGGGCCTCAACGTCCCGTTCTCCGGCGGCGGGCAGAGCAACGAAGGAATCTGAGTGGACACCCAGATCGTCAACGACGCCGGCGCCGCCCCGGCCGCGGAGGGCGCCGCCCCCGCGCAGGTCACCCCCGAGCCGGCCCCCGCCCCGGCCCAAACCCCCGTCTCCGAGATCCTGGCTCAGCACCGCGCGGCCAGGGCGGAGGCGAAGAAGGCCCGCGGCGAGACCGACTCCCTCCGCTCCGAGCTGGCGACCGTCAAGGCGGAGCTGGAGAAGTACCGCGGCGCCCGGTCGAGCATCATCGCCGACCCGGTCGGCTTCCTGCGCTCCCACGGCGTCACGGACGACGAGCTCCCCCTGATCGGCGAGGCGGCCTTCTACGAGCGCATGCCGGACAAGGCGCCGCCGACCCTCCGGGCGCGGATGCTCGAGCTGCGGCTCAACCGCGAGCAGCGCGAGCGCGAGGCCGAGCGCCAGCGCGCCGCCGAGGAGGCCCGCCGCGCCGAGGCGGACAACCGATTCAACTCGTTCGTCGCGGCACTCGCCGACGGCGGACTCTCCGCGGAGACCCACCCGGTCTCCGCCGCCTGGTTCGCGGAAAGCCAGGACGAGTACGTGCAGTCGCTGGTGCACACCGCCAGGAACATGGCGGAGGCCGCGGAGGAGGCGGGCGTGCGCGCCGACCTCTCTCCCGGCAACGTGCGGAAGGTGTTGGAGGACCACCTGGCCAAGAGGGCCGGGCGTCTTCCCGGGCGGCAGCCCGTCGATCAGCGGGGCGCTCAGGCGCCGGTCGGGGAGAAGCGGACCCCGGAAGCCCCCAGGGGAGTGAGCCCGCAG